AATGAAGCTTTAGATGACTGTTGGACTCTTACTGAAAACCCTCTTTCTGATTATCTATATTATGAACCTACGGGTCAAGGTCTTACTTCTATTCAAGAAATAACTAATGACATAATTTCTTTAGTGCTTCAAACTATTGAGCATGGAATAGGACAAACTTTTGCAGATCCTGTGGTATTAGATTTCAAAGCATATGCACAAACAGAAGTAGTTCCAGGCGGCATTTATCCTGCTAAGCCCAAATCTGGTAAATCACTTGGTGATGGTTTTCATGAATTAAGAACTGCATCATTAAGTCCAGAAGTAATGCCTTTCTCAAATAATATTCAATCTCTCGCACAATTAGTATCAGGCGCGTTGCCATCATTATTTGGAGGACAATTAGAAGGTTCTGAAACTGCTAGTGAATATTCAATGTCACGCGCGCAGGCACAACAGAGATTACAAAATACTTGGAAAATGTTTACTATTTGGTGGAAAACTATTTTTGGAAAAGTAGTTCCAATGTATATTAAAGAAGTTAAAGATGATGAACGTGATGTTCAACGTGATTCTGATGGTAATTTTATAAATATTCTTATACATAAAGCCGACCTAGAAGGAAAAATCGGAAAAGTTGAACTCGAAGCTAATGAGAATATACCTTTAACTTGGGCACAAAAGAAGGATATTGTAGAAAAATTACTAATGAATGGTAATCCTGAAATAATTAAAATTCTATCTGCGCCTGAAAACATTTCAATAATTCATGATGCTTTAGGTCTTGTAGATTTTTATGTTCCTGGTGAAGATGATGTTATTAAACAAAATGATGAAATTAAATTACTTTTAGATTCTTCTCCAATTGAAACAGGTGATCCGATGATGCCTGAAGTTCCATCAATTGAAATTATTCCATTATTTGATAATAATGCTGTTGAATTTGAAATTTGTCGAAAATGGATTATTAGCGAAGCTGGTCGTCAAACCAAACTTGACAATGAACCTGGATATAGAAATGTATTGTTACATGCTACAATGCATTATATGGAAATACAGAAGGCACAACAAGTTCAACAAATTCAACAGGAACAAGGTGCTGCTCCTGGTGAAAAGATGAAAGAAACAGAACAAGAAGCACCCATACAAGGGGAAGAGAATGTTAATCCGGAACAATAATCCTATTCAATTTCCATTATTTTATCCTGATGAAGGTGATTCTGGTTCATCAATCTCAATGGGAAAAGAAGATATTATTACTTTTTTGGGTGAAGATGATGAAACCGAATCTATTCCATTAGAAGATAAGAAAACTAAGGATACTAAGGATGAATTTAAGGAAGAAAAAGTTGATAAGAAGGAAACTAAAGTAAAGAAAGATGAAGAAATTGATGAAATAGAGGATATTGAAGATAAAGAAGAAGAAGAAGATGATGAATTAAGTGAAATAGAAGATGAATTAGAAGAACCAACTGATGAACAATTAGAATTGGTGACTCCAGTTCGACGCAAAGAAATTCTTGCTAAATATCCTAAACTATTTAAGGATTTTCCTTATTTAGAGAAAGCATATTATCGTGAACAGCAATATACTGAATTACTTCCAACAATTGATGATGCTAAAGAAGCTGTATCTAAAGCCGAAACATTAGATAAATTTGAATCTGATCTAATGAATGGAAATACTGAAATGATGCTTAAGGCTATTCATAAAGAAAGTCCCAAATCATTTAATAAATTAGTTGATAATTATTTAACTGTTTTATCTAAGGTTGATGATAAAGCATATCATCATGTAATAGGAAACACTATTAAACATACTATTATGGCTATGGTAACTGAAGGTCGTCGTTCATCTAATGAAGCATTACAAAGTGCTGCACAAGTTCTTAATCAATTTGTCTTTGGAAGTTCAGATTTTGTTCCCCCTCAATCATTAACACCTATTGATAATAAAGATACAACTAAAGAAGATGAATTAACACAAAGAGAACGTCAGTTCACACGACAAAAGTTTGATTCTGCTCATAATGATTTGAATACCCGTGTAAATAATGTTTATAAGTCAACGATTGAGGCAAATATCGATCCTAAACAGTCTATGACTGATTATGTGCGTCGAAATGCTTCTCGCGAGGCTTTAGAATCTTTAGAAAGTCTTATAAGTAAAGATAGTCGGTTCAAAGTTCTTGTCGATAAGTTGTGGCAACGCGCGTCAGAGGAGGATTTCAATAAATCCTCTACAGATAGAATTCGTAGCGCCTTTATCGCTAAAGCTAAAACACTGTTGCCTTCAGTCATTAAAAAGGCCAGAAATGAAGCTTTAAAAGGTATGGGTAAACGAGTTACTAGTGATAAGGAAGAAGAATTGACTTCCAAAAGAAGTCCAGTTAAACAGGAACAGTCACGTTCCCGAAATAGTGACCGTAGTAAAGGCATTCCACAGGGAATGTCTACACTCGAATTTTTAATGTCAGAAGACTAGCTTAATTAGGAGAATTTGAAGATGGCAGTTGTAGAATCACAAGTATCAGCTCTTGAGTTGGAACGTGTGATTCCCAAGATTCGCACACTGTTTGAACGTGATGATATGTTCTACGCTAACATCAAGAAGCGTGACGTAGAAGTAATCTCACAACGACAGATGCGAGTTCCACTAGAAATTCGACCTGGTGGAAGTTTCCAGTATTTCGATCCTAATGGTGGAGATTTGGGTCGGGGTGGTGGGCCTACTTGGGATAAAGCAGTTCTCAATTCTGTTTTTGTTTCTGAAAACATTGAATATACCAAACTAACACAGTGGTCAACTGATAATGATAGAAAAGCTATTTCTAATGCAGTTAAACGTCTTACGGCTACTGCATTAGATGAATTACGTAGACAGATTGACTCACAGTTAACATCGGGCGCTGGCAATGGTGTTGTTGGAACCATTGGTGTCGTTGCGACTGCTGGTGGAGTTGATACATATACATTGAATTCTGATGGCTTTGGTGCCAGATTAGTTAGATTTGGACAGACTGTTCAGGTATTTGATGCTACCCTCGCTACATTGCGAGGAAAAGGTCAAATTACTGAATGGGATGTTGAGAATAACACTATCGATGTTGAACCAGCAGTAGCAGGAGCAATTGCTACTGATTTGTTGGTTGTCGATGGTATTACTTCTCCTAATTCACTACCTGCTTTGTATGGTATTGCCTATCATCATTCCAATGCTTCAACTGGAACATGGTTAGGTTTTAGCCGTGCAACAACTCCTGAAATTCGTGCTAATCGTGTTAATGGGGGCAATTCTGCCCTTAGTCTACCACTTCCGAGACTTGCTATTAACAAGATTGGTAATCGTGTTGGTCTGAACAATAGCTTTAAGCCAAAAGCATGGTTGCATCCATGTCAAAAACAGGCATATGAAGATATTGGTCAGGCTGTAATTATGATACAAAAACAGGCCAAAGAAGAAGGTCTGGATATGTATTTTGATAGAATGCAGTTTGCAGGTGCGCCTGATAAACCGCATTTTAGTTTAGACAAAGGTAGAATAGACTTTGTGTCTGATGAAGTGTGGGGACGTGGAGAGATTCTACCCATTGGTTTCTATACAACTGATGGAAGGAAAATCTTTGAAATTCGTTCCTCATCTGGTGGTGTCACTGCTGCTGACATCTTCTATATGGTCAACGGTATGCAGGTTTTCGTCAATAATCCTGCTGCTTGTGCCTATATTGATGCGTTGGCAATTCCAGAGGGATACCAATAACAATGAGTGGAACACAAGAGCTTAATAGATATAATATTGCTGAACCTCAATCGGAACAGAATAAACTTCCAAATACTATTGCTTCCGCTGCAACTATTGCACCTAGTCATAAATTAACATTTGTTACTGGAACGGTAACAATTGCTACTATTACTCCACCTATGCCAGGATATCATCAGTTAGTGTTGATTTTCACTGATGGTGCTCCTGGTATATTTCTAACCAGTGGAAATATTAAAACTGCATTGACACCTATTCAAAATAGACCAGTTGTGATGCATTATGACCCTTCAACTGCAAAGTATTGGGTTGGGGCATTACAATAAAGCCTATTCTGGTGAATCTCCTAAAAGAGTATAACTAGAATAGAGTAGTCGGGGCGCGCATGACTTTAATCACGCGCACATCTATTGAATGATAAAACAATGGAATTAACCGAATCAATCGAAACAATAAATCAACGATTAATTGAATATTTTGGTATTGATTCAATTACAGGTCAATCAATATGGAGAGTAGTATGGTCCGATGATCAATATGAAAAAAGACTTGGAACATACGATGATTTTAATGGTAATATTTATTTAAGAACAGTAACTGAAGTTAGATTAGTTCCCAAATATAATCAATGGATTCATCAGAAATTTATTCTTGAACGATTAGTTATAGTTCCTAATACTAATATTCCTGAATTACCTACTACTAAAGTTTCATATGAACCTCTTTGGACTTTTGAAGATTCTAAGGGTGAATACCTTCCCCCAACATTTGCTGCATGTAAATTTATTGTTGATACTGTGTATGCAGCACAGTATAGTAATCATAACCTCGCGCGATATAAGGACCCTGATTCAAGTAAAGAGGAGGCACTCGAAAATAAAAGAAAACGAATTGATGTTCTTGTAGAAGAGTTGTTTGGTGAACAATCTTCACTGGGGGGCTCAACAGTGACAGGTGAAACAATAATAGTGCCCCGAAACTATGAAAAGAGAGGAAACTAATGGCTGTTGGTGGCTTTCCTGGTATGTTAGCTTCGCGTCGTAGAACTGTTAGAGCACCAGTAAATCCAATGGATAAATCGACTATTGTTTCAATTTATCCTAAAGTAATTCATGAAAGAAAATACACTATTCAGCCTGGAATATTTCATATTGAACCTGGTTCACTAGATAAACCAGCTATATTAGTAGTTGGTCCTTCATCTTGGTGGAAAGAAATTGATGAAGAACAACCACTATTAGAAATTCCTAATTCAAGTATTCAAATTGCTGATTCAATAGTTAGAGATTATTGTAATGGATTACTAGGTTGTAATATGGGTGATACTATGCCAGGATTATTTTGGATGCCCGGTGAATTTACTGTAATTGAATTGAAGAAAACTTATCAGCATTTACTAGATAAAGCAAATGAAAACCAAAACAAATATTTTTCAGCTTTAGTAAAATTAGCTGATTCACTTTGGGCTAGAACCAATGGTAATCCTCTTACAATATCTAATGATATGCGTATTGCAGCTAAATCATTAGGAAATAATAATAAAGATTGGATGAAAGATTTTACTCTTTTTCAACAGGTTAAATGTGTTGCATGTGGTTCTCCGCGCAATCCAGATTTTCCAATTTGCCCAACTTGTCATGCTATTGTTGATAAGGTTAAAGCAAAAGAACTTGGAATTGTGTTTGCTGCTTAATTGTTATGATTAAAAATTAGTGTGGAGAGATAAGAATGCCAGCACCAGAATTACTTGCCGGAACAGTAATGGATGCATCTGCATCTTTATTAAACGATACTGCTAAAACTATATATACCTATACAGCTCAAATTCCATATCTTAATATGGCTTTACTAGAATTACAAGAATTTTTTGAACTAAATGATATTCCTGTAGTTGATACAGTATCAGCAGTAATTCAAATTGATGCTGGTGTATCATCAATAGCATTTAGTGATACTGATCCTCATTTACCTGATGATTTAATTGAACCTCAAGTATTGTGGGAACGTCAACGTGATATAGATCCATACACCCCTATGACTAAACTCTCTTTTTTACCACGAAATATGGAAGGAACTGAGATTTCTCAATTCATTTACTATACTTGGCAAACACAAGAAATTAAATTTTTTGAAAGTAATCAAGATAATGATATTAAAATGGATTATATTAGAAACTTATTCTCACCTATAACTGATGCTGATGACACTATAAATATTCTTAACTCTCAATCATTTCTTAATTATCGTAATGCTGGACTCTGTGCAGAATTTATTGGAGAAAATAAAACTAGAGCAGACGAACTAAATGGATTTGCTTCATTAGCAATGGATAGAGTATTAGGAATAGGAACTAAAGGTCGTCAATCTATTCAAACTAGACATCGTCCTTTCCGTGCATTATATAAGCGTCGCTCTTATATGTAATGTAAGAGACCTCTGTTCCATAATGGAATAGTCGTAATGACTGGAGGTTAGTTACATGCAACCAGGATTTTGGGGATTTCTTAAACAGGGTGGTATTCTACAGGGCTATCCATTCGGAAAGAATGTATGGTATGTAGGAGCACAATCACCAGTATTCGGAAAAAGAGCTGATACTATTGCTGATGCTTTATTACTAATGCGTCCTAAAGATGTTCTATTCATCGGACCACAAGCACATGAAGAAGGGAATCTTGTAATTCCTGAAGATTTAACTAATATTACCATTATTGGTGCAGGTGGTAGGGGTGCATGTTATATTGAACCTCCTGTTACTACTGATGAAGGATTATCTGTTCTTGCTGATGATGTAACTCTTATCAATGTTGGTGTTGCTAAGGGTGCAACTGGTGATTATGCCCTTAGTGTTGGTAGTGCAGGTGTATCTCCTGATAGATTTAGAGGATATGGCTGCAAAATTGAGGGTGATGGCGTCGCCGCGCGCATGTATGGTGCTGGTGATGTTTTATTTGAAGATAGTGAATTCTGTTGGTGTGGAACTGGAATTCAATTTAGGTCAAACTTAATTGGATTCAATACACAAATTTATATCCGTAAATGTCGTTTCCATAATTTTGTTGATGCAGGCTTAGGACAGTTTGCTGCTGCTCAACAAGTAAATAATCTAAATCTTGAAGATTGTTCATTTGAAGAACAAGAAGATGGAACTGCGCCAACAGATTTTATTCTTCTTGCTGATAATTTAAATACTGGATTTATTCATGGTAATAGATTTGCAACTCCTACTAATGCTACTGGAGTTCTTACTATTGGAACTGGTATTTTGTGGGGTCCAAATGGAACAGAAGCAGGATGGTCAACAGCTAGACCATCCTAATTGAAAAATGGGGGATGCGCATCCTACACGCATATAAGATATAATGCCTAGATATCGTGACCACGAACCAATCGTAATAGACGAGTTTAATGGACTCTGGGCACGGGGAGATTCAGATAATACTCCTTTAGACCATTTTTTTGACTGTGAAAATATTAAATTCAAAGGTTCTTCAGCATTTGGAACTCGTGATGGTATTGGAATTAGTCAAGATGTAGCTGTTCCATTATCAAATGTTAAGCGAATTTATAATTATCCTACTCAAAATGGAAATACATTAATTGTATTAGTAATAAATACTTCTAGTGAGGGAGAAATATATCATGTAGTAAATGCAACAACTGTTCATGGACCTCTTTTAACTATTGCAGGAATGACTGATTTTGCATTCATTCCTTATGCTGGAAGAGGTTATATTAGTCCATTTGCTACATTTGATGTGGGTGGATTAAATGTTGAAAAAGGATTAGATAATGAATTTCTTTATGTATATATGGGAGCTGGAGCTGCCGCGCGAAAAGCTGCATTAAGTCCTTTATCTGGTAATATGACCATAGCTAATGGTGCTGCTGGTCATACTGATTTTGGATTACATATATTTGCTTGGGTAGCTGAAACTGATTCTGGATATTTAACTGCACCTGG